TGTGTTTAGCAGTATAGGACACCCTGTCTCTTCGTACCAACGCTCTAGCAGTTTTCTAAAGCCCACGCTTTCATTTGTAGAAACTGTCTGTACCCTACTGGTGCCGTCCCCGTGGATGATTGCAGGTAGTCCAGGATCTGTGCAAGTTGAAGTGTATTGCATATAGGGTCCTGTTGGTCCGTCAAAGTAATCTTTTGCATGTTCTTCAAGGACTGCTGGGGCAAAGGGTCTAAAAAGTTGCCTCTTCTTAATATTGTTAACTCGGTCTTTGATGTCGGGCCCTCGGGGGTCTGCAAGTAAGGAGCGGTGTCCAAGTGCTCTGGGTCCAAACTCTGCACGGCCGTTGGCAACACCAACAATACCAGTAGTAAGTAATTCCTGTAACGCTTCTTCAACTGGATACTCTCCTTCTATATTGTGACCTAAGTACGGACCTGGCCAATTAATATGTTGCTTCCAGTGTGCTAATGGCGCACCTATTGCACTACCGGCATCACCCGGGTTGGGCATAATCCAAGCATCGTTCCAGTCTTTAACAATAGTGCTGTTAGCAGCACAGTTTAATGCACACCCTCCCATTAGTACAAGGTTACCCGATGGTGATTTCCATCTAGCCCAATTGCTGATATACTTCAATAAGTACGCATATATTGCTTGCACAGCAGCCGCTATATCCATGAGGTCCTGCGGCGTATTCAATTCAGGTCTCCACCACAAGCACCCCCTATGCAAATTATGTCTAAGTTTTACTCTGGGTCTTTCCCAAAATATTTGTAGCCAACTATGATCGTCAATAGGGTAGAAAAATTCTTGTAGTATTTCGTTAAAGAATCTTAGAGGGTCGCCGTATGCTGCCATACCCATGAGGATGTATTCGTCCTCTTGTGGCTTTAGTCCGAGTCTCTGTGTAAATGCCGAATACCAAAGCCCGATCGAGTGAGGGTATTGTTGTGAATATATTCTCCGGAGGCCTTTTTCTTCGTCGGCGTTCCAGATAGTGAGTGTATCAAACTCTCCAATACTGTCAATACAAACAACAGTGGCTTCTCTAAAAGGACTAGTATAAAAACCGGCAGCAACATGGGCAAGGTGATGATCAGTATACCTAATAGGAGCAGATATACCATACTGTCGAAGATAATGATTAATATTGTTTTTACCAACGTATTTGATTCCTTGTCCTGCTCGAAGTTGTCTAAGAGTTTTTCTAAAGGGTCTTTCGTACCATACCACTTCATCAGGCTCTCCCCATTTTCTTGCCTCGCATATTAATTTATCATTTAAATGCGCATCGTTTTTTATACCACTGTATCTTTCGCTGTGGCTTGCAAACACAAGTTCTTTATTTTTAAATACTGCTAATGCTGCATCGTGGCTATTAGCACTTATACCCCAAGTAATCATGCAGCGTCAATAGCCGCTTGCATAAGTTTTTGTGGTAGACTGCATACCCAAATGTATGGTACCCAAAACAAAATATTATAGATTATTATTTCTGTCATTTGTATATAAACGGATCCTTTTCTTTTAATTCCTTAATACGTTTTTTAAAGGCACGTTCTTCTTTATACCACGTGATAGGATATATGATCCAGTTCCAAAATCTTTTTAAGTAAACCATTTCTTTGCTTTCAACCTTATCTTTAATGGGCTGCTTTCAGCAGCACTTGCTATACTATACAATGTATATAGCCTTCCGTGTCTTGTAACACAATCGCCTATATCATTAATATCTGCATCCCAGTCTGGCATACTAACATGCCATCCTCTGTCAATTGCTTGTTCTACTAACTTGCTGCCGGCTTTATCTCTATCCGGTACAACATATATATCTTTGCCTAGTCTGTTGAGCAACAATGCTTGTGCATCTCCAATGTCACTACCTGTTAATGCACAACCTTCAATGTGTATTGCATCCAATGGACCTTCACATAATATACAGAATATTTTGTTGTGTCCTTGTTCGTCTAATCCATACACAAAACCAGGTTGCGAGTCAGTTAGATACTTTGGCTTGCTTTCCCCTACTGTACGGGCTGTATATCCAATTATACGCCCCTCGTAGTAGAAAGGTATAATAAGTCTTTCTCTGTATCCTAACTGTGGCGACCAATAGTAATCTGTATCATCTAAGTTGAGATTACGTGCAGCCATATACTCTAACACTGCCATACTGTGTTTGTCAAAGTTTTCTATATCAGCAATGCGTACACTATCTTCTGGCAAATGCACTGTACCAAATGTAGGTAATTCTACATTGTGTTTTTGTACTTCTATACCTTCGTTTTCACGCATAACATCTAATGCTAGTTTTGTGATATCTGCATCAGGTGCGTTCATCCACTCTAACAGTTTCTTAAACTTGTAACTTAGATTGCGCCCCGGTTGCCAACTTGCTTTGAAGCCACAGTTAAAGCAATGATAACTTACATTATCGCCTTCGTATATAACACCGCCACGTCCTCTTGTGTCTGCATTTTCATTATTATGTACACAACAAGGCGCATTGAAACTAGTCCACCCACTAGGTGTAGTTTTGCGCTTACCGGGCAGGTACAAGGCCAGAGTGTCAGATACAATGCTCATAGCACTATATTAACATCAATGATTTACATTGTCAATGATTTAATTGAATACTGTTGACAACACCATCTGTGTACACAACTGTTGTTCTAACCCAAACATAATTTCCAGTAAAGTTGTAAAGGAAACTACCTGTTGCATTTGCCCCTTCGCTTTCTGTTGATGTATGAGTTACAATTCCAAACCAATCGTCTGCTGTCGGTGATGTTGCCAATGATGCTTGTATTGTTACAGTGCCAATTAAGCCTGTAAGATTAATTTGAACAGTGTGTAATCCATCTGCTCTACTATAAAATCCATCACCTTTGTAGGCATTTCCTTCTACCGTCTCAGTTGTACTATCACCCGGATGCGTTGTTGTTGATAAAATTATTTCACTACTTGCCATTTTAATTTCTCACTAATATCTTTGTAATTTTATTTGTTGGATCAGCACTTGCCTTAAATCGCAAATATGTATATACACCATTAAAACTGCTAGGCACAGGCTCAGTTTCGCTGCCTGTAAATGTTAAAGTACTTACTGTAGTCCAATTATTTAAACCGCTAATTTGATTATCTAAAGTTGCTTGCACTTCGATATCTCCAATATATTCATCAGAGTATACTGCAACTGTATGTAAAGCATCATTTCCGTTTAATCCCGGGTCTGCTGTTATTTTATCTGCACTAGAAGATCCTGCAACCCAATAGTCTGTTTCGGGTAAAAAGTTAGTTATTTCTTTGCTACTTTTTGGTCCTGCATAAGCAGTAGCATCAACAAATATGTTACCAGCACTTTCAAATCCTCTGTTAGCATATGTTAGAGTATTTTCACTAGATCCTTCTATGTAAACATTATATTGTAAATATTGCTGTTTCACATTTAGTAAATCGTTTTCACTTAGAGTAACATTGAATAATCCTTTTAGTGAAGTACTACTACCATCGTCTTGTATAGTGCATTGCTTTTCGATAATTTTTGTTTTGTTTTCATCGTAAATTACAATAACAGGTGTGTCGGTTACTCTTACTGGTTTTTGATCAGCATTTAACATTCTAAATTGAATTTTATTATCAATGCCTCTATATGCTTTTATTTGTCTACTATACACTGGTCTATACTCCACAACGAATCCTATATCGTTTGATACCACGTCAACTTTGTTTTCATATAAATATCTAGGTATTAGTTGCATTAAGGATCCTTTTTATATAAGTATTTATCGGCATGTTATTAAAAGATATTGAACAAAAATTCCCCTACCTGAGTGTTGTCGCATATGGCGGTAATGAATATATAGGTATAATAGTTAACCAAGATACAACTGTGACTACAATGTATGTTTATACCAAATTAAAAAACGAAGAAGAAAAAGAGTTATTAATTGAATTAGGTGAAATATGGTGGTGGGAATCTAATCGTATGATACCTATAAACATTTTTTTACGTAAAGAAATATCTAAATTAAATTATGCAATGATTACAATGAATAGCCGAGACGTAAAAGTAGTAATAGGTCCTTGTGTAAATTTAAATAATTTAACAATAAAAAGAGTAAAAAGAAAAAGTGTACAGGTTATGCGGAGACCGGCTCGATAAGTTGCTCGCAAACTAAATTCATATGTACTACACACGCCATAGCATAACTGATAGCATGTGCCTTCTTAAAGTAGTAACTGCCGTCTTCAGGCTTCTTCCAAACTTCTTCGAATATCGTTTGCCATGTTTCGTTGACAAGATGCCTTTTCGCAGGCCGAATTATCGCTAGTGTTGCTGCTAAATGCTCTACCGAAGTAGGCTTCAATTGCTGCAATAGTTCGCTGTGCCCGTTTAGATGAAAGACTTGATCTGAAAAGTCTTTGTGTTCCAATAGTTGCCATAACGGTTCCTTCTCCATTAGTGTGTTTAAGTGTGCTTCGTTCTTAACGTCTTTGTATATGCTTACGTTAAGAAAGTCTAGTTTAAAGTATCCACGTTCTTCTGCGGTCTTGTGTTCGATAGTAGATAAGTTGTCCACAGGATTATGAGGACACTCTGTAACATACACACCAGTGTTGTGTTTTTTACCTGTATCTAATTTTGCCACACGGTGTTGTATCTTGTCTAAGACTACACTACGATCAGCAAAATCAATATCAATATCAGGCACTTATTTTACTCCAGTGATACTCACCTTCTTTGGGCGTACTACCAATATACTCCTCACCTGTCTCTCTGTCAATCAATTTCCATTTCATTGGAGATTTTGTTTTGACAACAAGTTCAACTGGTTCCTCTAATTCATATACATTTACGCCGTCTTGTAGTGTTCTAAAGTTCATTATTATTTCTCATTTCTTCTCTAATTTTTGTGGCGCTGATTTTATGTATTTCTTCACCTAAGTCGTGTTCAGTAAATGTATATCCTACACCACGGCCATAACTAATATCCACAATGTTGGGCACTATCATTATAATATATTCTTTATGATATGTAAAGCCTTCTTTTGCTAGTTCTTTCTTAATGTTTTCTTCAACGTCTTTAACAATAAATGGGTTGTCGTCTTGTGTCATTGTGCGACCACCGCTTGCATCTTCTTGTTGTGGTACAGTTCTAATCTGTATGCACACCTGTCCAGTTTCTGCTAATGCACGTTTGAAAAGTTCTGTGTGTCCTTTGTGCCAAGGCTGCCAACGGCCTAGCATTTGTGTTGTGGGTGCAAAATGATTAAACATTTTTTTCTTTCCAATGCTGATATCTTTCAACTGCTAACATCAATGTTTCATGAGTATTATCAAACCACTTTGCTACATGATAATCTACGGTAGCAGGAGGCTCAAATAGTTTGTTTGTATCTTCGAATCGACCTTCTTTAATAGTGTCCATCCACACTGTAAAGTCAGCATTAAACTCTAATCTAGTTATGTAAGTAGGACACACAAAGTCTGCTACAGCAACTTTGCCTGCCATAACTACTCCATCTGCTAAATGACGCATACGTTGCGCTTGCCTTACACGCCCTGCTTTAGTAAAGTCCCAGTCATCGTACTTAGTACGCACTTCGTCTGCACTAATATGCACTCCGCCTATTAAGTCTGCAAACGGTTTAGCAAGAGTGCTTTTACCACTGCCAGGCAAACCAAATATTAAAATTTTCATAAATTCATTTCCTTGATAATTTGTTTTACAAAATTAACGTCTCTTGGTTGTCGTTTGAATCTCAATGCCCAGTGACTTGGATCTAATACAGCACCAAGCATATTTAGTTGTTCGTCGTTGAAATTGTTTAATGCTGCTTTACCACTGGAACAATTTAAAACCAACCATGGTGAAATCTTACCGTCTTTAATATCCCACGTAATTCTATTTGTACTAGCATATGAAAAATAATGATTATATACGCTTTCCTTTTCTTTTGCCCATGCTTCCATAGTTTGTATGCTGCGTTCTAATGCTGTTTCTACGCCCTCTTTGCGAATAAGTTCAATTGCATATTTTTCATACATTGCATCTCTGCACCAGTGATCAAGTTTTACATTACTTGTAACAACATAATCGATATACTTATCAGGGTAAAGAGGTCTAACATTATTAACAAAACTGCCAAACTTAACAAAAGCATTATAAAAGGATGACTTAACAAAATCTTCATATGTTTTATCTTTCTTGTGTCCTGCACTTAATTTATAAAATCTTTGAAATGCATAAAATCCTACTTGTGTTGGCTTGTCGTCTTTTTGTAACCAGCGTCTCTTTGGCTCACAAACGTGTGCTATAAGTGTGCTTTCTTTTACATAACTTTTGCCACAATATTCACAAGTGTAATTAGATGTCAATTTTTTCGTACCCGTGTTCGCGGGCGAGTTCTTTGATTTCTTTTTTTGTAGATATTCTAGCAAGTGTTTCGACCTCGTCCATTTTCATTTCTGGATATATGTTTGATAATAATTTTACTGCTTTGCTGCTGTCGTCTTTTTTCTTTTTGAGTCCAATCCAAGGATGAAACTGTTTCTTTCCTGTTTTACCTGCAACACATAGTAGTTGCCATTGTAACTTAACATGATTAGTTCCGCCTAGTACATTCCAGTTTTTATTGTAATATTCATTTACCTTAAACACTGCTAATGCAGTCTTTTCGTAGTTGCCTTTTACACTGCTAATATAACGGTTCAAGTTCCATAAGTCAAGTTTAATATCTTTCTTGCCATCCTCTCCAGCAGCGTCATACAACTCTTTGAAGCCCATGTCGATGCTTGGTATTAGTTCTTTAAATAGATCTAATTCTTTATTTGGCATTTGCTGGTTTCTTTTTCTTTTTCTTTGCGCCAAATGTATATTCAATATTTTCGGTTATAGCCCCCGATTCGCAAATTGTAATTTTATTTGTTTTCAACCATTCTTGTATTAATTTTTTGTCTTTATTGTCTATTAATTCTCTAGCCATTGTTTTGTTCCCACCTTTCTAAATCTTGTGGAGTGTTTATTTCTATTCCGTTAAATTCAACTTCTACTACACCTATCTTCTGTCCATTTTGTATCCAACGTAGTTGTTCAAGTTTTTCGATATCTTCTTCTGCATATTTTTTACTGGTAGTATATACAATCTTTGCCTCTCTGTTGTAGCCATACACACCCAAGTGGTGATCACCGTATGTAAGACTTGCACGTAAGAACCAATGTGCTCTACCTCTGCTGTGTATCATTTTAACACTGTTTGGATCATTTCGCAAGTTAAAATCCATCGGTGTGTATGCAGTTGATACATCGCTGCGTTGTAGTTCGCTTTCAACTGCACGAATAATATCGCTTGTAATATCAGGCATATCGCCTTGTACATTGATATATCTATCATATTGTAATACTTCATCAATGACTTGCATACAACGTTCTGTGCCGTTGTCTGCTTCATTAGTCATTAGACATTTGCCAGCACCCATATGATTGTAAATGTCTTGATGATCTGTTAAAACATATGTATCTAATCCTGTTGCAACACATTTATTATATACATGTTCAATCAATGGCACACCATTTAACTTGGCCATCATTTTAGCAGGAAATCTACTGCTGGCATATCTTGCGGGTATTAGTATTGCTGTTGTCATTGAAATCCTTTCACAGTTTGATTAATATGATATAAACGATGAACTGTTTGTGCAAAGTCTTCTAAGCGTAACATATTAGGTCCATCACTAGGAGCATTATCTGGATCAGGATGCACTTCTAAGAAGAAGTTATCAACGCCCATGCCAGCGGCAGCATTAGCAAGAGTTGGAACATAATCCCTATTCCCACCACTACTGTCACCTTGGCCTCCTGGCTTCTGGACTGAGTGTGTGACGTCAAATACCACAGGTACAGAAAAATTGTCACGCATATACTGGATGCCAGTAAAATCAGTGACCAAAGTATTATACCCAAAACTAGTTCCTCTTTCAGTTATCCAAACTTCTTTGGCACCTTCTGTTTTACTCAGTATACCTTTGACATCCCAAGGTGCTAGGAATTGTCCTTTTTTAATATTTATAATACAGTCCGACTTACATGCCTCAACAATTAAGTCTGTTTGTCTACATAAAAATGCTGGTATTTGTAGGACATCAACTAAGTTATGACATCTACTTATTTGTCCTACTGTATGAACATCTGTAAGTAATTTAAATCCTGCGGCTTTTATCTTTTGAAAATGGGGTAACGTTTCACTAATGCCTAAGCCACGCTTACCTGACATACTAGTTCGATTTGCTTTGTCATAACTTGCTTTGAAATAATATTCAATATCATATAAATCACAAATACGTTGGCATTCAGTTGCAATTTCCAAACTTTGTTCTAATGATTCGTGTTGACACGGACCTGCTATAATTCTCATTGTGCATCCTTTATAAGATAGTAAGTTGTTACTAGTTTATCAAGTTGTTTCATCAAAGTTTTGTTTTGCAATGCTAATTCGCATAAATCTTTCCAACTACCATAATCCAACAACTCGCCTTGTGCTCTTGCAACTGCGCCAGGGTCTCCGCCGATAATCCATTTTGGTTTAGTGTTATGAGGAGGATCTCGATACCTTGCCCAAACTACTCCGTTTGCACGTTCGTAAATCAATGCTTCACCCGGTATTAGTTTCTGATCCAACACTTCTTCTCACTATATCATTATGATTAAATTCTGCCCAGTATAGTTCAAACGCTACACCATCTTCCAGGCCTTCAAATTGATGAATAACACCTGGCTTTACTTGTGTAAAGTCTCCTGGTCCAAGAATAGTTTCATCTACTAGATCATAATCCTTTTGCCATACACGAACAAGCATTTTACCTGACTCAACAAAAAATCCATTCCATTTAAATCTGTGTTCATGCTCGCTACACTTGTAGCCACCTTTGAATTCGATACGGTGAAACTCTAATACACCGTTAGCGTGGATAAGTTCAGTTTGTCCCCAAATCTTTCCTGCTTTCATTTTACTCTCCTATAGTAACTTTCCAAAGTCTATAACTTCGCATTGTCTGCTTATATCCTTAACAAAAAATGCACACAGTGGTTCTTTGCCTGTAGTAACAGGTACACTTAACAATTGCCCATTTTTCATTTTAGGAACATACCATTTTACATCATTGTAAAAATTTACAGTTTCTATTTTTCCAAATTTTGGTTGATAACTATTAAGAGGATTAAACAAAAATGCTTCAAATCCTCTTTCGTTTAAACTGGTCAGTGGTAGTACTTCTAAGTCGCTACCTGCTTGACTACACCCAACTGCAATACACCAATCTAATGGCATAGTAATTTCATGTCCATTAATTTCTAAAACTACTGCTGGCGAATTAAAACTTTCTAAAAATATTAAAGGGTTAAAGAAAAAATCTGGATCTTGAGGTGTGCTATTATCTAAAACGGCAAATCTCATTGTATCGTCGACTTCATCTGGTAATGCATTTAAGTTAAATGTTTCATTATCTAAAGTTAGTATATTCATTTAATTCCAATCTACTTTTTCTATTGTAAATGGATACTGCGCCTCTTTGTAAAACTTTTTACGTTGAGTAAGGTGCCGCTTCGCAAACTTACAAGTGCTTGTAAGATCCCATATTTGAACGAAGTCTTTGTCCTTTGCCTTTCTTACGCCTCTGCCTATACTTTGAATAACTCTAACAAAAGACTTTCCTGGTTCAATAAGTACAAGGTTAAAAATACGAGGAATATTAATACCAACAGCAGCGACACCATAAGTGGCAATAACCACTTGATTATCTGACGTGTTGATTTCGTCATACGCATCTTTTCTATCCTTTAGTTTAACATCGCCTTTTACAAATGTCGATCCTGGTATAAGTTCTTGTAGCATTTCGCCTGCGCTAATTCTGTCTACAAGTATAAGTGTGTTGCCTGATTCTTTTACGCTGTTTAATAATTTGCCTATGTATTCAATTCTTTTTGTATTAGTTGTTAAATATTTTAATTCTTCTTGATAATTGCTGTGTGCTACCGTGTCTAATAATTGTACAATATTAACATGTACTTGTGATAACACACCTTTGTCTTGTAATTCTTTTGCTGATATTTCACCAATAACTGGACCTAGACTAGCGTGAATACTTTCAAACTCAAACTTTTCTTTCGGTATTGTGCCTGTAAGTCCCCAACGTATTGGTGCATTACGTAAGTTGCGTGTAAGCAAATTCTTTAGCACTTCGGCTTTTGCTTGGTGAACTTCGTCTACAATAACAGTGCTCACACCATCTAAGAACTCTGCAAGTGATAACACTGCTTCTCCGTCCTTGTGCTTCTTGTCAAGTATATTCAAACTTTGCCAAGTGCAGATGGTGTGAGTCTTACCTAACTCTTTTCTATCTCCAAAATAAACGCCTGCATCTAACCCGCAGTTTATATAGTCTTCTTCGGTTTGTGTAACAAGACTTTTGTTTGGTACAATAACTAAACTACGTCCATATTTTTCACTCATATGACTTAGTGTTGCTGTGGTAATAGTCTTACCAGCGCCAGTAGCAATTTGCTGTAGGCTTTGTGGATTTTTTGCAAAGTTATTGATTGCATCAACTTGGTAATCTCGCAGAATAATTTCTTCACCTTCTGCAGGATGTCCCTTAGGCCAACGCACACCCTGGTCAGCCCAATAACGTTCTGTTACTTGTGGAAATTTTAAATCAATAGGATGACGTCTATCTTCAATATCAACTATTTGTACTTTGTTTTTTTCGAGTACTTCGCTAACCACGTCAAGGTGATTCACATAGCCAGTACCGCCAATGCCAAAGAACGCAACTTTGCCGTCCCAACGTCCTAGTTTATACTGCGGCATATATCTTGCATACGGCACATCAAACTTGAGAGCATTTGATAACTTCCGCCGTACATCAACATCTAGTCCTTCTAGTTTGATGTTTACTTCATCCTCAATTATAAGTTTGCAAGTTGGCAAGATTATATCCTTTAAAAAACATATTTTCCATGTTATCGACCATTATATAACAATCGCAATTATACACACAAAACGTTGACACAAATTTATTTGATCTCATACTAGTTAACGATAATGCACAAACCGGTTTAAAATTAGATTTCAATAAAATTTTTGGAAGTTTTGTCTTTTTAATATACACTACTTTTGTTTTATTGTCAACCCAGTTGTTTAATTGTTTTTGTTTTACATAATCATTTAATGGCATATTTTTAATATTAGTATTATCTGCTCTAAATAAAACACTTTGTTCTTTATTTTTAACAAATCCTACTGTTGCTTCATAAATGCATTTTACTTGTTCAAACATATTATCTTCATCAACTAAAACAATAATTGGATATCTATTTAACTCATTTAAACTTTTGAATATATCTTGTACAGAGTTTTCTTCAGGATTTATATATAATAATTGATTGTCTCTAAATGCAATTTTATCAGTTAAATTTTGTATAGGCCTTTGTGTTATTGCATAACTATATCTTATTGCGTTATCTGCATTTTGAACGTAATTTTTTGTTGATGTATATTCTATATTACATAATTGGTTTTCTGCAGATAAGAACGGAATATAATTAAATAGGTTTTCTTTTATAATTTTTTGTTCTTTATAGATTGTTAAGACAGTGTCATCTATTTCAAAGTTTTTAAAACATTCTACAATTTGATATACATTGTCTTTATCTAATCTAAAATAATGCTCATGACTTCCTTTTACATGATAATATTGTTTATATCCTATTTGGTATCTTAGTTTATCTATACGCATAATATGTTTTTTACTAAATGGAAATCTAATCTTAATCCATTTCCAGTCAGATTTAAAAGATTCGTATACAGCGTTAGGTCCTAGGTCGTCTACAATCTTTATATATTTTTTACGATCGATTTGTCTTAGAGGAATCTTAGGTTCTATATTATCTGAAATATCTACAAATTCTTTTACCTTTTTTACAACTAGGTTATATTGTCTATCTGTTAAAGCAATGCCTCTTACAGTTTGTTTGTATATACTGAAGTATATGGCATTATTAGATTTCAATGAATCCAAGTGAGTATTACAAACATACTCTAAGTAATCTTCTATATATGTCATACACAACTATAACATTTTATAATTGAGATGTCAAGAACTTCAATGGAATACCTTTGGAAATTTCTTCAATAGTATATTCTGTCCAAGCATAGTCATTCAACCATTGTTGTCGATTAGGTTTATTAGGAGAATTTATATTAGACAAATCGGTATTACCCACATCATATGCAAGACTGCTTGGGCCACAAAACACAGGAACACCTGCTATAATTGCTTGAGGACCTGGATTACTACTCCAACTTATTACAGCATGACAGTCTTTAAAACTTAGATTAAAATCATCGTAAGTGTTATCTAATTTTATAGGATCGTCTCTATATACATTTTGATATTGACGCTCTATTGCATCTAATCTGCATCTAGGATGAGGTCTAAACACAATAGGTAGATCTGTGTGCTTTTGTATAGTTTCAATAGTTGTCATTACCCATTCGCTCATACGTGGCATACTTTTCCATTGTAAACTTTTATCATGTTGTCCACAGATTAATATATGATCGCCTTTGTCTCTCCACGAACGCAACTTTAATCCTAATTGTTGAGAACGCTCATTTGTATTGTTTTTTGGAGCAAAATATGCATCACGATTTATTCCGTTTAGTCCTACTTTCCAAGTTTCTCCTCTTTGGATGCCACCTACTTCTAATACAATAATCGGCTTGTTTTTACGTATGCAAGATTCCCAAATATCCTTATTTCTTGACATTCTTCCATGGAAAAGAACACTCCAAATAACATGTATATCTGCATCGTCAACAGTTCTTACACTATCAAGTATAACATGTCCTGCTGATTTAACACTTTCTTTGAACGCAGAAAAAACAGGTCTACTGTTCAATGCACCATATTCTTCCCATATTTTAAATTTCATTATTAAATACTCCAGTAGTATTTAACAAGGATAAAAAAGTGCCAACAATTTCTTTTGTATCAACATTTCATAAACCTGTATTAGATTTATATGGACAACGTTTTATTGATAGTTTTAGCAAAAACGTCGATAAAGATATAAATCTTTATTTGTATGCAGAGGATTGTATTCCAAAAACAAACGATAGTAGAATTAAAATATTAAACCAAAAAGAAGAATTACCAAAATTAGTTGCATTTAAACAGCGTTGGAAAGATGTACCTAAAGCAAATGGTAAATGTCCGTGGCCTGAAAGACGGCCGAGAGATCATCATAAAGAATTTAAATGGCATGCAATACGATTTGCTAACAAAGTATATGCAGTATTTGATGCAGCAGAACGTTGTGATACAGATTGGATTGTTTGGTTAGATGCTGATACATTTGTACATTCGCCTGTGACATACAACGACTTGCAAAAATTTACACCCGAACGTGCATGGATGAGTTATTTAGGTAGAGGACGTAAATGGCCTGAGTGTGGTTTTTATGGCATTAACCTAAAGTCTAAACCGGGTAGGTGGTTTTTAAAAAAGTTTGAGGGTGTGTACGAAGAAGCAGAAAACGGTATTTTTAAAATGGAAGAATGGCACGATAGTTTTGTGTTTGAAGAAGTTCGTAAAAAGGTACAAGCCAAATTCGACGGATTTCCATATTATAATATAAGCGGCAATTTAATCAATGGCGAAGGACATCCGTTTATCAACAGCGACTTAGGAAAATATTTTGATCATTTAAAAGGTGATAGAAAAGATGTTGGAAAGAGTAGTAAGCCTAAAGATTTAATTGTAAAGCGTAATGAAAATTATTGGCAATAAGTTCTCATGTGTCTCCAACAACTGCCGTCTCGTAATTCCTCAAATTTCCAATGAAACATACTAATACGTCTTACCCATTGTAGCCTATCAAACTCATCAGGATTTTCTATATTTTGAAAATTTGTATTTGAAACTTCTGCACATTGTGAAGTCTCTGGATCGGTTATAAAAGAATGGTAACCTTGTATAATAGGGCCTACTACACTACTACTATTGTAATTAACTACTGCCCATGCTTTGCGTAAATCTTCTTCTAACGGTCTGCCTTGAGGACTTATTTTTACATTTGATATATTTTTCAAAGGATTTAATCGATGATAAAGGTAGTCTACTGCTTTTTTATCTCCAGGATGTGGTCTAATTACAATAGGGCGTTGTGAATATTTTTGAATACGTTTTATAGTTTTTTGTGCCCATATAATAACATCATTTCCTTTCATACTCCAGCCACCTTGTCTTTGCAACATTACTAAAATATGCCTACCTTTATTTTTCATAGGCTCTAATTGTATATTATAATCTTTACTAATACTTTCCCATCTGTTAGAATTTATATTGCTATCGCAATATATTCCAGTGTTAGGAAATATACCATTAAAACTATATCTCAAATATCCATGTGGATTTTTTCCATTTGCATACAAGAATAGATTTGCATCTCCTGTGCATACATATTTGTTATTTTGAGTTTGCGAAAGTATTATGTTATTTCTTAATTTTAAATGAGGCGTAGTTTTTTTCTCATACACCCAGCCTTGAATCATTCCAACATCGCAATCAACAAGAGAATTTCCTATAGTTACAATTCCTGTATCTCCGACTGATTTAACACCTTCGATATAATATTTTAACAGATCTGTTTTTTGCTTATTATTGTTATTTGCAGGAACTGTTGACAAATAACTAACTACTTTCATTTAGAATATCCCATGCAGTTCCGTTGCGTAATTCTTTGGATGTAAATTGGCAATAACTTAAATGTGTTGCTAATTGGTATTGTAAATCTTGTGTTGGCACAATTAAATTTTCTATGTCACTTATTTTTGTATTACATACAGAGGTAGCAGCATTTGGTGCTAGAGCAATCGCAGGCACTCCAAATAAAAAGGCTTCTGTTGCTGCTATACTGTTGTACGTAAGTAAGCAATGAACATCATCTGCAAGTGCTTGCCAAATAGTTTTATTTGTAACTCTTTCTGTTCTTGTGGGCTTGCTTCTAACCACAATCGGTCTATCAGTATATTTTTTTATTTCTGTTGTAGTATTTTCAAGCCAGCGTTCTAAATCCTCATTATAAAATTTCATTACTTTTTCGCTTGGCGGACAGATTAATATTTTACTACCAGTCTTTGGTGGATGACTTGTCCATCTTAATCTTTTTAATCTATCATCATTTCTTTCTATTAATGGTCCAGTGTTTTGCAATCCGTTGAATGTTACTCTATGATATTCTTTTTTTGTATAGGGTTGCAAATATCCTGTATCAATAGCATAAAAGTTTCTTTTGTTTAGCATACAATGTTTTATTGCTTTTTGACTTTTACCTCCAAGACCCCTAATTATCAGAGTAGTATCTTTATCATCTTTATAATCCCAATAACCAATTTGTCCACCAGAACCTAAAATAAAATCTTCAAGGTATGGATCGTAAATACGTCCTTTGCTCTCTAGTAATTTTTTATAATTATCTTCAGGATGAAGAGCAATTGCCGCAACTTTAATACCCATATCTTGCTCCTTTAATTTTTCTAGTTCTTTGTGCGATCCTTTATAAATATTTTCATTTGGATCAATTGTAGTTTGTAAAAATTTTTTAATTAAATTTTTTTTTTGATCTGTGTAACTTAAATCATCAACAAGTATATCTTTATTTTGTAGGTTAACAATTTTATTTTCTAATTCTTTTATTCTATGCTCATGGTAATTAGTTTGCATTTTATACCAATCATTCGCATATTCACAATTTTGATATTGTTCAAACCAAGGCCCGCCTTCAGTATAATGTAATGCTTTGGGTTTGCCGTCTTCGGGCTCTTTATACCATCCGACTAACCAATTCCATTCATGACTTAATTCACCAATTTGATTATCTTCTAACCAACTGAATCTATGAAAAAAAGCGCCGGTTTTATTTTCGTTATTTACTTTGGAAACACATAGTTCTTGATTAGATGGATGCCCGCAATTTATTAAAAACATACTGCTCCAATTTTTTCTTGGATATATGTGTTGCACTTGACCGTCCATTTTTATTTTGCCGGGCTGTGGAGTATAATCGTGTTGAGCACACATTACTGCATATTTTGGATCGCATTGTTCGATTAATTCGTTTATATCTGTTTTGAAAACAAAATCGCAATCAATAAACAATGCCCATCCTTTGTAGTTACAAAGGAAAGGAACTAAAAATCTTGTGAAAGTAAATTCGGTACTTGCTAAATGATCAATTGATCGTGTATAGTAACCTTGCTTTCTTAGTATATGTTGTTTTAATGGAATTATTTCAACAGGAACTGTTGCATGTTCTTCTATACTACGTTTAGCAACTTGATATGCAATATCTTCTCTGCTATCCCAACCAATAAAAATTTTAAAAGGTTTAATCTCTTCGCTCAATGTCTTCCTCCGTTAATTCGTTACCTATCCAAACTTCGATTACTTTTGCACTTTTGTTATCTAAGTTTACGGCCTTATGCCAGTATCCAGTTGGTATATCTATACTGTCTCCTGGCACTAACAAGTTACTTGTCTTATTACCCGACTTGTCTTCTAAAAACATGTTAATTACACCATCAACTACATGCCAATGCTCGCTACGTTTCAAATGACGCTGATCACTTAATGCTTTACCTTCACTAAACTCTAACTGTTTTACTTGCCAGCCGCTGCCTTTGTCTAGTATGGTGTATTTGCCCCAGGCACGTTCTGTAGTAGGTTGACTCCAATCTTTGAGTATCCAACTGCTACTATTCTTTTTATCTTCGCCGCCTACTCCAAACTCAAAAGAGATATTTTTTACATCAGTATCCATTTCCGGAATATTGTTAGATGTTCTGTCACCACCGTTAGCAAATATAATATGTGCTTCTGGATACATAAATCTAACATTTTTAATTGCTTCTTTTGCAGTATTGTCGTCGTCGTCAAATAGCACACAGTGATCAACCATGGCTAAGTTTTGTATAATAGTAATTCTTTCGCCACCTGGCATAAACGGACGACCTTTTTTTCGTGTAAGCCAAGCATCACTGTTTACACCTACAACTAGAAGATCACCTAATTCTTTTGCTGCTTTAAAATATTCTATATGTCCACTATGTAGTGGATCAAATCCACCTGTTACAATAACAACTTTCATGTTGTATTTATATGGTAGTTTTATAAATTATAGAGTTTTTGAGCCATTTCAAATTCTTGTTTTGTATCTATATCAATTGCTTCAAATTGATTTAATTCAAAATAATCATAAGATTGAGGTATCATATAATTTACCTTACGTAAATCTTCCATTTTGCAAACTGTACCTGCATAAGGAAACATATACACTGGATCGATGCCTTGACTATAAGTATGCCAAAGTCCAAAATTAAAGTTAATAGGACGTTTGTTATTATCTAAAAAATAATGTGTGCTTGGATGTACTGCTATTTGATTTTTTTGATTTTTGATATATTTAGAATACATTTCTTTATATCTAGAAAACAATGGACAACAAGTAAAAGTATATATTACATCTTGGCTGTTATCTATTGGAACAGTGTTATATATTTCTTGCAACACACTACTAAATTCTGTTATGTTATTGCAGTATTTTTCATCCCTAGGTACATATGTAATGTTTTCAGTAGAAATAACATTTTTATCATCAGTGCTAACATATACATGTTTAGCACCGGCTTTTTGCAATTGTTCAATTTTTAAGTGTACTAATGTTTTATTATCAGCAAATGTTATATGATGTTTATTTGGAAAACGTTCACTATTCTTTTTATAGTTTGTAAGTCCTACAAATCCCATACTTGATCCTTACTTTGCCATTTGTCCTTATCTACATAATTAATAAGCAACACTTTACGTTTTCCTTCAAATGGTCTTTTTGTAAATCCGTGCCATTTGGTTTCATCTGTTTTAAATACAAAACATCTATTATGCTTCCATTCTAAACGTGTATGATAATCTTCATCTGGACTGCTATATAAGTCTGTTCCTAAATCACCTTCTCCGTCGATGTAAACAATAATTGTAATACGTTTTTCTAGTGTGTCTATATGCGGCACTTGCCAAAAATTACTATCATCCTGTGCTAGTTCTATTCTCATATAACTGTGGGATAAATCATATCCAAATTCACTTTCAAATGCTGGTGTATTTGTTCTAAAAAAATCAACAACCCTTAGTGTAGTCATATCTAATTTATCAGGAGTAAAAAAGTATCTACCACTTACCGGTGTACGAGTGCCGTCGCATTGTGTGTTATCACTATCGATTTTTAATATTTTTAATTCTTCTATAATGTCTTTAGGAAGGAAATTGTCTACAATAAAATATTCCCAAGGTTCACTATACTTCATTTACGCATTCCATCAAATATTGTAGTCTTAAATTTTTTATTATCATCTATTATAGCATTGATTAAATCATAATGCAAGTTTAATTTTTTTAATTCTTTAGATAATTTACCTGTATCTTTAGGTAAACACATGCCTCCAAATCCTCTTAAATCTTCATTTACATCTAAGTAGTTTCCAGTTGTTTTTCCTGTTTTTTCATATGCTGTTTTTATTATATCATAATCAGCATCGTGTTTTTCGCAAACTTCGTACATTATGTTTGCAAACACAACACGTAATGCTGCATATGAATTGTTATAAATTTTAAGTATTTCTGCTTCTCTAGGTGTCAAATATTCTACGTGTTTTGGAATATTTTTATATACTTCTGCAATTTTTCTAGCATGTATTGTATTATATGATCCAATCGCTAACAAATCGCAATCTAAAAAATCTTCTAAAGCAGATCTTTCTTTTAAGAATTCTGGTACATAACAAATTGGTAAAGTAAATCTTTCTAATAAATTGTCTATTGTTCCGGGTTGTATTGTGCTTCTAATTGCTACAATACCTTTATAATTGTAAAGGAACAAGTCTTTTACAACTTGTTCTACATTATCTTCTTGTGTACAAACAAATACAACATCAGTATCTAACACATCTTGAATATTTGTATTTAATTTTATGTCATGTATCAATACAGTATGATTCAGTTTTTTAAATCCGTCTGCATTTGCTTTTCCTACTACACCTAAACCTATTACACCAATATTCATAATAAACTTTCTACAGTATTTTTTAATCCAATTTCTAAAGGAGTATAATCGTTAAATCCAGTTAACATTTGCACTAATGTTGTGTCAGGACATCTGCGTGTTACACTACCTTCTGGACCAGCACGTATTTCTAGTTTATCGGGATTTATTCCCATATATCCCATAATCATTTTTGCTACAACATTTATCTGCACCTCATGATCATTACCAACATTTACAGTTAAATTATTGTGATCACGCACTAACATGTCTGTCATTTTTACAGCATCGTCTACATAACAAAAACTTCTAGTATCGTTACCGTTTATATAATACTTGCCTTGCTTACAGCGTTCTACAAACTCGCTGATAAAATGATCTTTTTGTCCTGGACCATAAACATTGAAGTAACGTATAATCAAATAATCTAGCCCGCTGTTTGCTACTAGGTTTTCACCTAAAGCCTTCGGAAGGCTATAACTCCATCTTGGATTGAGAATGTCTTTAAAATAAACTGGTGCCTGCTCATCAGTTGGAATATGGTAATAACCCGCATCAATTGCTCCGTTAAAAATTTCACATGTACTAGCAAAAACAAATTTAGTATCAGTATTTTTATAACGTTCAATCAAATTTATTGTTGGCAGTGTATTGTTAATTAGCACGTCTGTAGGTTGTTCATAAAATAATTTGGTGCCGTTGGTTGCAGCAAGATGCACTACCACATCGCTGTCAGGCATTGAACTAGTTACACCCGAGTATCTTAGATTTTTAGTATTACCGTCTTTTTTATCATAAGGATAAACTGCATCGTAACTATCTTTGATGTAGTTATAATAATGACTACCGATAAATCCTTTATGACCAGTAAGAATACACGTTACCATCCGAAAATATAATCCTTCCTTACATTTGTAATTTCTCTTGCGCCAAATGATTTAAGATAAGTGCCAGCACATTCGTTTGTATCTGCTTGTTGCTCACATACAATAATTGGTTTGTATTTAATAATTGTATCCATAGCACCTTTCAACACTTCTAATTCGTGGCGCTCGCAATCAATTTTAAGTAAGCCAAATTTTGGTAAATTTAAATCATCTAATCTTTTAATTTGTATAGTTCCTGTGCCAACTTCACTGACAAAACTACCTCCTGTGTTTTCAGCATCAAATACCATTTCAACTACATCGTTAACACTACCAAGAGCATGTTTGTTTAATTCAACAGGTAGATGTTTACAGTTCAGTTCTAAACAACTGTATACTTGTTCTAATGGCTCAAAAGCAATTACACGTTTAAATTTCTTAGTTAATGGTTTAGCCCATAAGCCAACATTTGCTCCAATGTCAACTGCAATATCAAAGTCTGTAACATACTTGTATGCTTCGTCTCTTACATCGTCTTGATATTGAGGTGGTCCGCCGTTACGAACTCTTTTATTAATAAGACGTTCAAAATGATTATCGCTATCTGGCATGTAATATTCAAAAACTTTTTTCATACTTTTTCCAATATAACAATATATTTTACAACATCTATCGGAGGTCCTTTTTTGACCGTGGCTGTTCTTTCTTCAATATTTTCATATATAGTTTTCCATCCATCTAATTGTTGAATTTTTTTCTTCCACCATTTAGGTCTTTCAATAATTAAATGTGCGTTGCGTCCATCACTTAATGCTTTCTTTGCAGGATGGCATGCTATTAAATGATATTGGTACCTAGTAGTTCTTGCACACAAGTCTTGTATTGTTTCATCTATTAAGTGCGGCTCAATATGTTCTAGTACATCACTGCTGTAAGTTAGTTCTACTGAGTCTGGTAACGGATTAGGAAAAGTTGCAGGATCAAATGTGTGCAATTCAATGTTAGGATATTCGGCTTTTATAGTTTCGCTTGTATATCCTTTACCTGCTCCATAATCTAAAAAACTTTTAATGTTTTTTTCTTCAATTAAATTCTTAACTAATTTTGGTATATTTTTATTTAATCCAAATGTTTTTTTATTATGTAATAATTTTAACTCTTCTAAGTATTCTTTACTGTGTGCCATTATAAACTCGCATCTTCCATTCCTGCAACACGTAGTTTAACAATGTTTGTAATTTGCCATTGCTTCTGATCAAGTGCTTTTAGTACGCCTAACCATTTGTTACGCATCAGTGCAAATTCGTTGATAATCTTTTCGTAGTCAACTACGTCTTGTTCGCCATCAACATATTTTTCAACGTCACGACTGCTCAATGCTCGCTGATAGTTTTCAAGATATTTGCGGAAAAAAGAACTGCGTAATTTACGCAGTTCAATATTCAAATATTCAAGTATGGCTTCTATTTCTTGTAATTGATTGAATCTATGTTCAACTATACCGGGCATTTGAGCCGATTGCTTTTCAACGTTTCCTGTTAATTTGCACTCGGCTCTTGCAGTTACCAGTTCTGTTTCAAAGTGTTGTATTGCTGCTGGAATTTGAGTAATATCTCTGCTTACCCGACTATACCATGCCATTAATCATCCCATTCACTATCGTAATCACTGTCATCATCCATTTCTAGATAATATTGAATAGCAGCATCAAGTACTTTATCTGTTCCTAGCATTTCTTGTAGTTGAACATCTGCCATTCCATAATCAACTAGCATATCAACGTATCTCTCCGCTGCAAGTTCAATATGTTTTTTATCTAAGTATTCTTTAAATAAATTCCATAAATCAGAGACAAACTCTTCATTCATTTTCGGCAAACTCCTCGTTATGATCCACAACTTCTTCGGTTGCGTTAGCGATATTTACCAATTGTTCTTCTTTTGCCGGTAAATCGGCCATGATCATCTCGAGTTTGTCACCTGTCCAATTCTTACGATATTCTAGAGTTTCTACATTATTGCTATCAATATATTTGTAGCGGTTACCTTGTTTTTCAAGCAGTCCTTTTGCTTCTAGCAAATCAAACATACCTGAATATGGATCCATGCCTGTTTCGTATGGAATCTTCACTTGTACTGCTTCAAACGGTTTAGCGTAACGTGTTTTCATAACCTTACACGCTGCTCTAATACCATGTACTTGTGAAGTTTTGTTACCATCAGCATCTTCTTTGAGTTTTAGTTTCTTCATAGCAACAACCATTGAAGAAGCATACACAAAGCCACTACCGCCACTAATCTTATCATCTGGATCAAACATATCCTGTGATGCGTAAGTGTGGTTAGTAACACACATGCCTACATTGTAACTGCCAAACATATTCACACAGTTAGTAACAAGTGCTTTTAGTGCCTTAGCCTTACGACCCATATCACCTTTCATATCACCTGCTTCAAACTGATTAACTTCAGTTGGTGACATAAGCATACCTAAACTATCAACTACAAACAATACCTTAGGACGATCTTCTTCGTTCATAGAACGATAGTCATCCATAAATGTTGAGATAGTTTTAGCAACATCGTCGATCATTGCCATGTTAAGTTTTAGGATTTTGTCTTCTGTTGTTTCTACACCTAATGCGTGTAGCCACGTTTCATCAAGCGCATTTTCACTGTCAATTAATACAACAAAAATACCTTGTTCTTGTGCTGACTTTACAATATTGCCAGACACAATGTAAGACTTGCCTGCACCTGATTCGCCTGCAAACACGCTTACTTTACCCAGTGGAATACCTCTGCGGAAATCACCACTTAGTAAATAGTTAAGTGCAAAGTTACCTGTGCTGATCCAGTCTTGTGGATCATTGAACCCTGAACTCATACCTTTAATAGATTTTGTTAAACTGTTTCGAAACTTTGAAGGATCGAATGCCTTAGTAGCCATATTATCTCCTATTCTAAAAAGTAAAGGAAAGGGCCGAAGCCCTTTCTATTATTAACCTTGACGTGCTCTAATCATTGCAAGAATGTCTTGCGCACCGCCTGCGTTTTCTTCTGCAGGTGCTGCTTCTGCTGCTGGAGCAGGTTGTGGTGCTGCCGCTGCTGGAGCAGGATCTTGCCATCCAGTATCTGTTGATGCTGCTGGTGTCGGAGTAGGTGTTGGTGCAGGTGCTGCTGATCTATTTTGCGGATCACCTGTACGTGCTTGCATGCCTGCTGGACGGAAGTAATTACTCCAACGCTCTGCATCATATGCTTCGCCGTCTACACTTGCTTCAAACATTTCAGTCAAAACCTTAACTTCAACTTCGCCTGGCTTTTTAGGAAGGAAATCACTGAGATTAAACAAACCGTGATTATTCACTGCTGCCATCTCTGCATCACCTAGTGGACGCTCTCTACGTGCCCAATTACTTGCGCCATAGTCAGCATAGCCACCTTTTGTACCCTTTGACAAACGGAAGTCAACACCAGCAGTATAATCTGTTGGTAATTCTTCCATGTCTGGATCCATTAGTGCTGCTTTGATTAGTTGGAAAATTTGTGGACCAATAATGAATCTACGAATTGGATTCTCTGGCTGCGAATCTTCCTTTAATGGATCATCTACAACAAAACCTTGGAAGATGTACGAACGTTTCTTCCAATACTTACGACCCATGTCTTCTAAACTTGGATCTTTAAACCAACCACGTACTTCTTGTAAGATGTTACAAGACTCTCCATACATTTCCATACATGGAACTTGTACTTGTACTGGACGTGAATCAGTTTCACCTTTTACTCCAGCGAATGGAAGTTTGATCATCAAACGCTCTTTCCAAAAGAAAGTGTTTGAATCATCGCCGTCAGGCAAAAAGCGTAGCGTTGCTTGCTCGCCTTCTTTCATATTCCAAAATGGGTAAATTGCGTTATCGCCGCCGCTGTTAGAGTTACCGCCTGTGCGTGACTCTTGTTCTTTTAGTTTCGCTCTAATTTCTGCTAATGATGCCATAGTTATGCCTCCTTGTATATTGCCTATGTCTTCTGTGCCTTAAGTGTGTAGCACAATTACTATACTACACAATGTTATTTATCTTGTCAACTGTTTTTTTGACAAATTTTTCAAATAGTTAGCCGATTATCTTAAACCGGCTAACTCTTGAATTCTTGTAAAGTCTGCCATCTTACGTGCCTGATATTTTTCATATACGTGGCCTAGACGTTCTATAAACTGACTTGCTGGCTTGACATATTGATCGCCGTAGTCTTTTTCTACACTGGTCAATACTGCTGTTTCGCCTTTTGGAAACTGGCCTGTTTGTCTATCAAAGTAACTTAAGATAAACTCGCCTAATGGAGTTTTATCTTTTTCAATTACAATATCATCTTCGTCCGAATCTGGATGATCTATTTTGTCGCCTTTTTCTGCGCCATTCATTTTTGCTTTTCTTACAGCGTGTGCATATGCGTTGCCTTC